TGTTGTGGAATAAGAGACTTGCAGTCTTTAATTCATCAGCATTGTTACCCAAGCCCGTATTGTCCTTAATACCCATCAACATAGGTGAGGTAACTCTATGGGCTACCATCAACTTACGCATACTCTCGTCTGCTAAAAACTGATACTGCTCACTTGCATCACTTAATTGTACTGGCTCAATAGAGGCAGCCATCTCCTTGTTGTCGTTAAACGCAAGAATGAACTTACCAGAGTTACTTGAACCACTAAACTTTTGAATGATTCGTCTCTCTATAAGCTCACGCTCCTCTTCAGTAGGTACTCCGTTGTTGAAGTTAATCAACATAGAAGGACTCAATCCGTTCTTAATGTTGTTGATGTGGTAGTTAGCTACCTCCTCTTCCAACTCTGCATAAGGTAAACCACCTTGATAGTCTACTGGTGAGTAGTAGTAGAATCCACTACGATAAGGCTTGATACAATAAATCTCTAACCCTTCACCCTTCTCTCCATATCCAAAGGCAGGAATGCGTGTAGGCTCAAAGCCCTTCTTACGAATCTTTGTCCAATCTTTAGAGTAGTAGTATCCTGTAACCTCTCCGTCATCATTCATCTTCTCAAAGCGGAGTGTCTCAATAGGCATATGCTCTACTTGTACAATCTTCGTCTTGTCCTTGTTATAGATAACTTGGAATGCTGCTTGACCCATTGCCTTTAAATCAAAGGTCACCTTTCTCATACAAGTACGAGAGAAGAGACTCTTCATCATAGCATACTCATCGGGCTTACGAGAAGCATCTGTAGCATACAGACCCTTACCATAGATAAGTTCAGTCATACCATTGATAATGGCATTGTTTGTAGCACTTCCGTTGTACCTGTCTATAAGGAACTGAAAGTAGTTGTTGTCATCTCCATAAGCTACCCACTCCTTTCGGTTGTCTTCAACAACTTGAGGGGTAGTGTGCGATGCAAGATTTACGATGCGTATATTGCTCATCGGTATATGTATTGATTATCATTATCAGTATCCTCGTAGTAAGTGAACTCACCACTATTGACACTAAACTTCTCAAGATTCGTTTGATTCGTACAATAAACCTTACCTCTATATATCTCGTTAGAGCCACTTACTTTAATGTTGTAGTATCTACCCTCAACAAAAGTATAAGAAGGCGTTACAACCAAGAAATTAGTGCTTATCGTAGCCGTTAGAGATTCTGTAGCAGAGGTATTAGTCTCCTCATCGGTAATAACTACCGATACACTTGTTTCAAATGCTCTTGGGACAAATGTTATAGCTTTGTTTGTTGTAGTAACTATATGCATAATAAGTTAACCACAAGAGAGGTAAAGTGTTATCAAAAAGAAAGGGCAACCCCGAAGAGCTGCCCTAACCAAACCAAAACACCTATGTAGTGTCCTACAAATATACTACTTTATTATGAAAGCACAATAGTTGCAGTTGCAGAAGTCATACCATCAAATGGGTCTCCTGCAATCGCTCCATCAATGAAGTTAGCAGCAGTACGCTCCATAGCGTTGAATGTAAGAGTGTATCCAGATAGGTCACCCATTGCAGCACCACTAACGATAGTACCACCAGTAACATCAGCACCATTCTCACGACCTACCAAGTAAGCGTTTCCGTTGTAGTCTTCTACAACAATGTGAGGTCTGCCGTATGCCATCAACTTCAACTCGTTGTTATCCTCTTTGCTTAATTGTGGCAAAGTAAGGCTAACCGCTTGGTCAAAGAAGACTGTTCCATTTTCACGAGAAGCATTGATTGTCTGCTCTACGCTTGAAGCACCCTTCAACTCGTATTTGTAAGCAGAGAATGTTCCCGTCATATCAGTTACCTCATCAGAGGTAAGAGAAATCGTACCTAAATCACCGAAGTCTACGAAGTAAACCGCCTTGATTCCACCTACCGACTCACGGCAAGGTAAAGCACGACCTTTTGTTAAATCACAAGCCATATTCTTTATTTTTTTTATAAAAAAGGGCAGACAAGCATATGCCTACCTGCCCCTTCAATTATTAACTAAACTACTTCTTATGTGTAGTAAACGATGTCAGCACCAATACCATATTGTACCGCAGCAGTAAAGCGCATTACAACACGAACATTTTGAGAACCATCAAGGTCAGCCATATCAATTAGCTTCACCTCGTTGTGGTCAGCCAACAAACCAGTACCGAAGAACAAGTTTGATTTTTGAGCTGCTACCATATCGTTGTCTGCCATACCAGAACATACGAACAACTTAACACCATCAAAAGCAAGGTCACCACCATTGAACCAAGTAGTACCAGCGTTGTTTACACCATTTGCTCCAAGACCGTTAGCACCGAATCCACCTAATGCACGAACATAAGCACGAGCAATGTTTTGAGATACATAGATGTACAAGTCTTCTTTTCCGTAAACCGCAGTTGGGATAGCATCAACTACTTTACCCAATTCGTCAATTACATTAGCAGCAGTAACTGTAGTACCTACTACATCAATAACTGTTGCATCAGCAGCCAACAAAGTAGCAAAGCCGTCAAACTCACCTGCAGTTGCAGTAACACCCGTCCAAATAGTCTCTTCAGTCTTCTGCGCTACTTTAGCAGCGATGTGACCGATTAAGAAATCAGCGAATGATGGAGGAAGGCTATCAAAAGCCGAGTAACCCATTTGGATTGCTTCCCAATCGTTGTGGAAATCTTTCTTACATAATTCCAAGTTTACTTGGAACTCTTCTGGTTGAAGGATACGCTCTGCAAGAGTAACTGTGCTTTGGTCAGCGAAGTCACACGCAGCGTCTTTTACCAATGCGTTAGTAGAAAGAGTTTTCATTACCTCTTTGTACTTAACATTTGGTTTTACAGTAATACCGCCACCTTCAATGGTGTCGGCTGATAACAATGCGGCAGAGATGTATTTTCCTGCAAACTCTCCTGCATATGTGGTCGTAATTGATACAGACATTTTTCTATTTATTTAATTATTGATTGTTGTTATTGTTTAAATTGATTTCATTGCTGAAACAATACTTTCTCTTGCTTTTGTTGCATTTTTAATAGTCTTTTCAGACTTATCAATCATTGCTTTTGAAGATTTATAAGCAGGTGCTTCATTAGGTTTAATATCCAATGCCGCAAGTGCTTTAACATACTCTTCAAGAACACTCATTGCTTCATTTTTAGCAGATGCTGCATCAGCAATAACTTTTCCGTAAGCAATAACTGCCTTGTAAATACCATCGGCTGCACCTAATCTATCCGAAGCGGCTTTTAGTTTTTTTAATGCAGCAGCAATTTTAGCACCAGAGGCAAGTTCTACCTTATGCTCTTCGCTCAACTCAACTTCTTGAGATACCTCTTGTGCTTTGGCAGATAACTCTGCCCAAATAGATTCTACTTTCTTCATTATCCTAATTTGTCAAAGATTCGTGATAGAGTGTCTTTCTGTGCGCCTTTAGCAAACTTGTGCATCTCTACTGGTTTAGTGTCTGGAGAGTGCTTAATAGGCTTTGCAGCAGGTTCGTCAGCAGATAAGTCTACTTCTTCAGCCATCTCTTCTTCTTCTTTAGGAGACATCATTGCTTTGATTTCCTCAATCATAGCCTTCATCTCTTCAACCGCAGCAGATAGTTCTTCTTTAGTAGCGTAGCTCATCTCCTCTTTAGGCTCTTCTTCAGCTTGTTCTACTTCCTCAACTTCTTCAGTTGCAGGTGCTTCTTCTGGTGCTTCTTCTTCTTCAGCACGAACTTCAGCAATGATACCTTCTTCAGCAACTACAAGGATGCGACCATCTTCCAAAGTGTACTCACCGATAGGTAGAGCAATCTTCTCGTCTTCTTCAGTTACGATGAACACCTCTTGGTTAGGCTCAAATGCTTCGGCTTCAATAGTAGTGCCGTTCTCTAATTTCATAGACTCTAACTTAACCTCATCTTGTAGGTTAAGCAGTTCCATAATCTTGCTTAATGTTTCTTGTGACTTCATTATATAATGTTCAATTGATTACAAGTCTTGTATCAAGTTAACTATGTAATGTTGTGTGTGTTAGTTTTTTTTGTTTCTTTGGATAAACCAAAACACTTATAATGAAACCAACAATTGAATACATAGACACCAGAGGGATGTTTTCCAACCCAGATAGTGCCTACCTTGTTGCTTGGGATGATGAGGAGAAGAGAAGGATAATGATTGGGTTTAGTCAGTACAAAGATTTAGCTGAAGGATGCGCACAAATCTCATACCCTTATGAAACATTCTACAAAGACCCAATTGGGAAGTTGAGCAATTACCTTGACGCTGGTATTGATTTATCCAGAGCATTCAAAAAGTTTTATAACTATTAACAAACCAAAACACTTTATTATGGTAATACATTGCGAAATTAATTACAAGTCAGACATTAAACTGCAAGAAGGACAGAAACGCTATAAAGTTGAATTTATCTATCGTGGCTATTGGGCAAAATGGTATGCCGCATACGATGTAAAAGATGCAATTAGAATCTTTAAGGAAGAGAACCCAGAGAAAACTTATTGCAGAACAAAAAGAAACTAAAAAAGGAGGGCATCGCCCTCCTTTCTATTTACTTAATTTTTGGAAATTTAGATGAAATACTTTTCCATAAATCCACTGCCTCTCTCATCTCTTTAGTGCGAGATTCATTTACTGGGAAAGTTTTACCGTTGTAACGCTGTAACTCTTTGTTTAAATCAAACAACTCATTCCATTTGCCAAATGCAGTATTTTGGTCTAACGCTCTATACAAGTCATCAGTTCTCTCCAACTCTTTGTTGTATGCTTGTTCCGCATCTTGGAACTTCTTGAAAGCATCTTTAGCAGACTGGTATTCTTTTTCAGCTCTATTAACAGATGCTACAACATCTCGTGCGGTTGCTGCGTAACCATTTACTTCTCTTTGAAGTTCTTTAGCATCGTTTTCCTTTTTTTTAATAGCGTCTTCAATAGCTCCAAGTTCTACTTTCTCCACCTTCTGTGTAGAGAGCTTTGCGAATACCGCCTTTTCTGTTTTGCCTTGTTTCATAATATGTTAACTATATGTGTTTGTTATTGTTAGTTTTTCAACGCTTGTGTTATAATCTCTTTGATAGCATTCAATTGCTCCTCTGCATCTTTCTCTGGGTCTTGTTTAGATGCCTCTACCTTGTCTACGAAGTAGCCCTCAATAGAGAAGCCCTTAACCTTACCACTCTTCACATAGCCTTCCCATAACTCATCGTTAAGTATCTTCATACTCACCATCCAAGTTCCTACGGGCAAGTCCATACCATACATACGGCTCTTGTCTTGCTCACCTTCAATAATCCAACTCTCTACAACACTTGTGCCTTGAACATCCATTTGGTGTTCTAATGTGGCTTTGTTTTGGTTGCCGTTGATGAAGAACAATTCACTTGCCTTTCTAACCGTGTCTTGCGAGAAGTAGATGTAATACTCATCTTCACCGCTTCTACGATAGATAGGTTTGTTAGGAATAAGTGCTGCACCCATTAGGATACGCTTTTCCTTGTCAATGGTTTTTAACTCAATCTTGGGTTGCTCATCTTTTAGAGCAACGAAGTCCTCTTCTATTGCAGGTGACTCTACTACCGAAATAGCTTGAATACCTGCCTGTAGGCTTGACTCGTCTAATAATAGTTCTACGATTCTCATTATGGGAATGATACTTGGTTAATTCTGTTTCTATCTAATTCTTGTTGTGAGGTAACATCGCTACCTACTACATATGCTTTTACAGGGTTGTTGCGTAATGATTCCAATATAGCATTCTGTCCTGTAGAACCTACAATGTTAAAAGATGGAGATTGGGGTTCGGATATGTTACTATCCAAACTCCCAACTCCTCCTCCGAATTGCGTGGCTTGTATCGTTCTAATCTGTGCAATACCTGTTGCAAGGGCTATACCTGCCTTTACAAAGTTAGCACCTGTTAAGGCATCTTGAGGTACTGCTAATTGTGCGGTCACCGCTTGGGCGGTATTGACTACGGCTTGTGCGGTCTGTAGTTTCTTGTTTCTTTCAAAGGCTTTCTCGGCAGATGCCTCGTCATCTTTAGCGAAGGCTTCATTGAGTTGCATAATAGCATCAAATCCTTGTGAGGTAAGGTCAAAGTTCTCTTGGATATTGTCTCTACGGAGTTGGGCTTCTTCTGCCGCATTCTGCTTTTTAAAGGCAGCTAACTCTGCTTCCAGAGCCATTCTCTCACCATAAGCCTCTTGGTACTCAAGAGTACCTTCTTTGAGTTTAGACAATTCCTCATCAAGTACATATAGCCTTGCATTGCCTAACCCTACCTCAAGGTCATATTGTTCTTTAAGGGCTTTCATTTTATTGCCCATAAGAGAGATGTCACTCTCTTTTTCAATACGGTATTGCTCTTGCCCTTGCTCGTGAATCATTCGTTTAAGGTCGGCTTCCTCCCTTATCAATGAGTTCTTATTCATTTGGTATTCGGACATCTGTCCTTCAATACGCTCTTGAATATCTATCTGCTCGGTTTGGGCTTCTAATAGTTGTAAGTAGTTCTCGTTGTTAGGATTTCGGTCATACTCAAGTTGAGCAACTTGTAGCTTTTTATAGGCAGCCTCTTCCTCTTTTATTAACTGCTCACCAAGAATACGATTCAGCTCCTCATTAGCTTCTATCCTATCTGCTATGCTTAAACGCTCATCGTCTCTTATTTGTCTTTGTCTTTCAGCCAAGATTTGAGACTCTAATTGCAGTTTGTTTCTTTCAGCATCAGCAATCATTGCAATCTTTTGAAGCTCCACAAACTTCTTTGCCTCCGTAAGGCTACTTGCAAGTATGCTTGGTATAGAAGCAAAGTCACCCGAAGACACGGCTTGAATAATACCGTTGAAAGCAAAGATTAAGGTCTGTAAAGATACTGCAAAGGAATCGGAAACTCCTTGATTAGACTTTAGGACATCCTTAAATAGTTGGAATCCCTCAATAACAAGACCGATACCTGCGGCTTTGATAGATAGACCCAATCCCTTGAAGCCATTAGATAGTAAGTCAATACCCTTCTTCGCATCTTTAGCATTGTCACCAACATCCTCTACAGAGTCTGCAATGTCATCTATGCTATCAGCAGTCTTGTTGGCTTGTTTTTGGGACTGCTTTAAGAGGTTAATTAACTCTTGTAGCTTTGCCTCAAGACCAGAAAGGTCAGCACCTATAACTATGTTCTTCTCTATCGCCATTTGCCTAATGCTTCTTTAAGAGTACGAGGGTATTGGTACTTACCTTTGGCGGTAGTAATATCCTCATCTCTTTCGTTAGTCTCCTTGAGAGCCTTTATAAGATAACCTAACTTACTATACATCGTTGAGTAGTTCTAATTGAGCCTCACCTGTAGTTAGGTTCAACTTCATTTGGTTGATGATGTAGTTTCTTTCACCTATCGTCAACTTGTCGTTAATCTTCAATGCCAACATCAAGCCTAAAGGCAACTGCCCACTATATTGGAACACTCGTCTCTTTCTATCGTACAAGTCTGTGATGTAATCCTTCCAATAGGTGTTGTACAATCCTGTAGCAAACCCTTGCAACAAGTAAGGGTCTACCTCCGTACCGAAGTTGAGAGTCTTGGTTACTGTTGCTGAATCGTCACTATTTACATTACCAACAAGCCAGAAGTCTGTCTTTCTATTTTCCGAGTCATTCATATCTATATAACTGAAGGCATCTGTACCTCTCAAAGCAGCAGGAACATAGAAGATAAGTGGTGAGCCGATATATGGCTCAATCTCTCTTGTAATACTCTTGCCTACACCTATCGTTGTTAATGCACCTCCGTTTTGGTCACTCAATCTTTCAAAGAGCATATGGTCAAAGCCAACCTCAACCTCAAATTCCTCGCCATCAAATGCGAAGTCGGCTCGTAAATCGCCATAGCCAATGTCATTCTGCAATCTAAACTGCTCACCTAATATCGCTCCCGTTTCATTGTAGCCAAAAGAGATTCTACGATAGAGCGATGGCTTACCGATAGTAATCTCTTCCGTATCAATGTACTCCGTAACTTCTCTTGTACTGCCTTCTGCATACCAATCGTCTAAAGGTTCAATGTCGTATTTACCATTTCCTACAGGAACTATAACCAAGTTGAAAGCCCTTACAAGGCTTCCTATGAAATCACTTATCTTCTGCTCTGGCATTTGGTCGGATATAGTTACTATACCTGCCGTAGTCATTGCCAACGGAGTAGCGGTAGCTGCTAATATAGTTGTCCCTGCTGCATCGGCATACCAATTAGCTACCATCCCTACGGTAACGGCAGAATTATCACCCGATGGTGCTAACCTTATATCTACATAATCTCCTACTGAAAGGGATGGTAAAAAAACAAAGACATTAGTTGCACTACCCGAATGTTCTTTGTAAGAAAATAGTTCGTCATTAATAAATACATCTACTCTATAATTGGTAGAGGCAGTTGCA